TCGAATCCATCAGCTCATCGTCCATCTCAGAGAACCCGTGGAACTCGGAATCGGGAATCCCCGAGTCGGTTGGCAGACCGATCTCCTCGCAACTATCCAGGAACAGCCCAACGACCGTGATATCCAGTTTGTTGTAGATCCCGTCGGTAACCAAGGTAAGAGTTGGATGTGTCGACATCTACTCACTGTTCGTGATGATGTGCAAGTACTCCGTATCGGTAAAAGAGACGACCTAGCTCACATGATCGATGAAACGAAAAAGATCTTCCTGTTCGATGTCCCACGCACACAGATGGAGTACCTCCAATACCCTATTCTAGAATCACTCAAGGATCGCCTCGTGTGCTCCCCCAAGTACAACTCCACAATGAAAGTCTTAGAACATGTCCCGCATGTCATTGTATTTTCGAATGAACAACCGGACTTCAACGCACTAAGCAATGACCGCATCAAAGTAACTAACATTTAAACAACTATCACTATGAAAAAACCCTAGGGCTAGCGGGGGTTACCGACAGGTCTTCTGCTTCCACCGAGGGTTCGCGGGGAGGGGCCCCTTTAGGGGGGGGCGCAGCCCCTCAAGCTACGCGTGCAGGTTTACCGGCGCGGTTCCCGGAAGTATGTAATGTGATGTTCCGACAACGACAGCGCATTAGTCTCAATGGCACTCCCACCACCACCAACATCGCCGAAACCGCTACACCAATAGAGCAACCAAATCTTAGATTGTCCTTGGTCGTCATTATAACGTATTTGGCGTTTAATGGGTATATAGAAGTCTTTGTTGAGGTAGTTTCGACCTTGTCCTTCTTGGAACGAAAGTGCTGCACTCTTGCTGTTGAGTCGTAGACGCTTGTGAGCCAATATCGTGAAACGATCTGCGTTTAGTGGGAGACAGTGCATCTGTTGTGAACTCAATGCCGTAGAGAAGTCTACCGAACGATTCTCTCCATTCCCACGAAAGAAATCACTTTCACTAACGGTCGTAGTTTCATCGTTGGAACGCTTATCGTGTACAACTGCAACATTCACGTAAAGTGGTTTTGCCAACTGATTCGTCATCTCGAAACAAAACTTCATACCACGAACATCCACAATATCGCGTTCACGTTTGTCATTTGCTCCTCCTCTTTCAATATCCAATGTGTCAAATGCATATATCGTACGCGAATCAATGTCCCCCACATTGTTCCGAAACAGTACCTTCTTCGCAGTAGCACTCCCCACTGGCTTCCCAATGTAAGACCGCGCCCGTTTCTTAGAACGCATGCGTGACCGCGCCCATCGTGAGATTTTAGACCCAGCTCGGTATGCTCGCGCCGAAAATCGACCAGCACGCACGGCAGCATATCCGTAACGGTATGCTCTAGAACGATACTTAGAATAAGCCATTCGTCCAACGCCAAATGCCGTTCGACGTGCAATCTTATTGAAAGCGTAGTAGGGAACAACCGAAGACATCTTATTTTATGAACGCAAGCATCGCCAACGGCAAAAACATGGCCTGGTACATTATTACCCAGGCCACTTCCGTCCCGTCCATAAAATCATGTCTCGTGCAAAAAGGTGGTGCTTCACCATAAATAATTGGACTGATGTCCATGTCCAATTGTTATCTGTGCTCGTCCCTCTACACGCGGAATATGTCGTCTACGGCCGAGAAGTCGGTGAAAACGGAACCCCTCACCTCCAAGGATTTGTCGTGTTCAAGGATCGCAAAAGATTGTCCACTGCCCGGAACTTGGTTGGAGGAGGTCACTTCGAAACCACGCGTTCTACTAATGAACGGGCGTCCGCGTACTGTAAGAAAGATAATGACTTTGATGAATTCGGACAGTTACCCGATGACATCGGTCAAGGAAAACGAACTGATATTGACAGATTCGTCGACTGGATTGCCACCCTTGAACAGCGTCCCACAGATCGTGACGTTGCCCGAGAGTTCCCTTCCCTTTGGCTTCGATCCAGAGATCGAATCCATCAGCTCATCGTCCATCTCAGAGAACCCGTGGAACTCGGAATCGGGAATCCCCGAGTCGGTTGGCAGACCGATCTCCTCGCAACTATCCAGGAACAGCCCAACGACCGTGATATCCAGTTTGTTGTAGATCC